TTATCGCCTCCAAACCATTCCAATCTTTCAGAAACTACTTGTTCATTGGCTTCCATTAAATCCACTTTGCATATTATTATTAGGCATTCCCATCATGGGTTGCCCTGATGTTGCTGAATTAGTTACATTACCCTTGCCCATTGGCATATCAGGCATAGACTGACCTGATTGAATAGGATACTGATTACCATCTTGGTTGCCTGTAGACAACGTAGGTTGTTGCGGTAACGTAGGTTGCATACCCATTGATGATTGAGCTTGATTTTGTACTGGAGCACCCATATTAATCCTTTTGGTGAATTTTACCGATGTTTACGATTAAACGCTATTTCTTTGTAGATCAACGTAATGCCATAAATCATCGTTTCTGTAGGTTCCTGTAGGCTTGTCTGGACACCATGAAAGGGGAGGACCATTCAATTCTGTATATTGCTCACCAGAAACAACAAATGTTTGAAAAGTTTGTCCTAAAACAAAATTTCCATTTTGATCAACAATGCCAACCAGAAATCTAACCATAAGATTAGGAACTTCTTGGATGTCATTGATGGCCTCTGTAACCGTCATTGAAGGAATTGTGATTGTTCTACTCATTATGATGCCCAGACAGGAATTTGATAGGAAATGCCATTGATAATAAACTCAAGCCATGAATTGCTAACAGAACTTGTGCCAGGTTTATTTGTTCCTATAAACGTAGCAACACTTGCTCCAGTTGTAGGTCCTTGGTAAAAATACAATGAAGTTCCTGATAATTGACCAACCATAATTTGCGTGTAATTTGCATACAAATTGGTTACAAATGAATTGCTAGAAGTTCCAAAAGGACCACCTGAGTAAATAGCAGTACCGCCAGAAGTGTTGCTACCATAGACTCCATAGTCTCCAGTACCTCCATCACCCGAAACACCCCTATTTCCAGAACCAACTATTCCTGTTGCTCCTGTACCTTTGACACCTACTCCGCTTGCACTCTGGCCTAAAACACCATTTCCAGTACTATTTTGATAGGCATAAATAGCGTTTCCACCCGCACCACTTGAGTTATATGCCCTAAGTGCTCCAGAGCTTAAAAAAGTATTATTGGTATAAGCTTCAACCCCTGCATTTTGACCAAAACTTGTATTGGCAAGAATTGCAGCAGTAGAACCGCTTGGTCCTGTGTTATTTCCATCAAAGGTAGCTACACCTCTTCCATAAACGCTATTCAACCACATACTTCCATTTGTTCTAGAAATATAGTATCCCGCAGTTCCATAAGTTCCAGGCGTACCTGGAGTTGGTGGGGTTGATCCATTCCAGTTATCAGATCGTATATCTTGAAAAACAGAAGCAGCAACTGGAGCACCCCATTGGGTTTGACCCGCAGGAATGCCACTTATCGTTCCTGAGCTACCATTATATTGTCCAAAGATATACCAAATGACATTGCCAACTGTAACCGTGCCAGGTGCGGTCAATGTCCACCCAGTTGGGGCTACAGGTCCCGTAGTATTTGAGGGCGTAGCAGGAACGCCACTTGATTGGTTTTGTTGTAAATAGGCAGTTAACGAACTAAGCCCAGTACTTCCCGTAGTGCCTGTAGCACCATTTGCGCTAAATTGCACAATTGGGTAAGCAACATTAGTCCAATCTATAACTGAAGTTGCAGTATTGGAATTGGCAGTAATCGGTACAAAAATAGCCCATTGGATGTAGCCTGGCGTACTGTTGGTAGAAGGTGTTGCAGTCCATCCAGAAGGAGCTGTAAAGGAAGCAGTAGCCCAAGTATAGGTGGAGGTTGTTGAAGGTCTAGCAGGGGCGGTTCCTGATGTCCATTGATAGATAGCAGGGATAGCTACATTTTGGGTGCTTGTTGTGGTGACAATGTCTATGTCAATTGCAATCCCAGGGTCTATAACGTAGTAAGCACTTGGAGCAGTTGGATTTAGATAAAAATCAATCTGCCTACCTCCAGCTACCGTGTAATAAAGATAATTGGTAGTCCCAAACCCTGTAGTTTTAAACCAAACATAATCTATGGGGTTAGTAGATTCTGTTGAATCATTGGAGTTCCTGATCCCGTAATAAATTGCATTTGTAGGTACATTGGCAAACCCTACTGATCCATCATAAGATGTTGCATATTTAATAGAGATGTATTTATAGAGGTTAGATATTCTGCCAGACGGACCCGCAATAATTCCTGTCTGAATGTCGATAGAAACATTAGACCCAAAATTACTTAAAAGGTAATTAATGGCATCTGAGATTTCATTCAGATTAGGGTTGGAATTTAAAGCAAAAGGCATTAGTAAGCATCCTCGGTAACCGTGGCTTGCCAATTCATAGCAGTTAAATTAAAAGCATTTGTAGCATCATTTGACTCTACTTTAAGAGCAATTGTTCTAAAGGTATTTTGTTGAGTGGTAACCCAAGGATTGTCGGTCACTATAGAAACCGTACCAGTTTGTCCATAAACAGGGGTTTGAGCAGTTGAATTGGCTCCACCCACCGTGATATTGATGGTTCCAGTTCCTGATATTTCAGGCATCAATCGGTGTACATATACTTTAGAAGAAAAAGGAATAGGGCCATTAGTACTGACCAAAGCAACATTTGTACGCTCAAAAAGCACAGGAATAGTATTTCCACTAAAACTGTTTCCTATTGATGTTTCCACAAGTCTTTGACTAGCTACACCCCCTTTGGCGTATACCACGGCTCTTGAGGCAAGATTAAAGTAATCAGTTGATGCATCTATCCATCTTGGCCCCTCGCACCCTGCACAAGCGTATTGAATGTCTTTTGGAGCATTCCATACTTGAAGGTCATATCTCCATGAAAGCATTTTGTTGCACCATGAAGTACTGTTTTTATCTGGGTAATAAATCTCAATTTGGTTTTTTTGGGTATTGTTGACCATAAACATACGATCAGCATAAGGCTCACCATTGGCATCTAATGCGGTATTGATGTTGGCAAAGAAATAATCCCTAACCCTTTGATTACCCAATGGCTGAAAGTTAGAACCATCAAACACCCAAATGTCCCTAGCATCAACGCCATATACATTGGAATCTGTATTTGACCAAGTGTTATTGTTGAAAAGCCCTCTACCTTGATTAAATAGGCGTATGCCAAAGATAGGAGCATAAGAAGACTGATAAGCAATAGGAGCAAAAACAACCGTATCCCAATAGGAACATACATAAAAATTGCCTCCTAAAAAGAATCCATCAATAATGGGTCCACGAACAGGAATTTCTACCTCATTGGCTACATTGGATAGAGAAGCAGCCCAAGTTGAAGGAACCCCAGTATTGGCAAATTGTTGAGACCATCTGACCGTAGTAGGGTAGTTTACTATTAAACCAGAGGAAAAGGTTTTGGTTAAATTACCTGCAATCAGGATATTGCCTACATTAGGTGAGCAAAAGTTTCTCATAAAAACTGCGGTAACTTTGGTAACAGCAGGGCTTAATGCTGATTCATAGTTCCAAACATAATTATCAGGCGCAGCATCATAGAGGTAAATTTCGGTCTGAGTAGGACCAAAATACATTGGGGCAGTTAATCCATCATTAATGAAGAATACGTTTCCTACCCATGATGTTGTAATGTTGATGTTTTCTGTGTAGTTAGATAAATATACAGAAGGGTTGGCTCCTACACCTGGGGTAATGTTTGTTATCCCTGTGGCGGTCAACATATACCATTTACCCTGATTAGAAGAATTCCTTGTAGCTACTATAAATACCCAAGATGTATTAGACCGAAATCCACCATCCATAAAAATAGGAAGATTAGGTATTGCGGTGGCTATATCTACTTCACCAAATACTTTTTTTATTCCTCTAACATCAGCTTCTACATTTAAACCTGAAGAGTATTCATTTGGCCCCAATGCATTGCTAGGCACATCAGGCGTGAAACTCATGTTGGCAAAAGGACTTCGGAGGCTTGTATATTCGCTCATGGTGTTTAATGGTGGAAGTTGAGCATCGTTTTAATTTTACCAAGTTCTAGAATAATTCCAATGCTTTTATTACCTCATTTGGGTCTACATAGACATCTGGGACATATTCTTGTTCTTCCCAGATAATAAATTGGAATTTAGTCAAACAATCCCTACTTTTGAGAAGATTGACGTTTTCAGGATGTCCAAAAATCAAAGGGTCTGATCTGGAGAACAAAACTATACCTTTCTTGCCTTCCCTCCACGCCATATGTTGAAAGAACGAATCGCACCCAATCCAAGTGCGACATTCCTTTAAAAGTACCCTAAGTTCATCAAAACTAAGATTTACCCTGAAATCCTCACACAATTGCTTTTCACCAGGTATACCAATCTGGACTACAGGCTCCTTGATGCCTTTAAGGACTTCTTCCCAATGAGGATAGTTTTTAGGGTTTTCTTTGCCATTCCTTAGAGCCTTGGAATAAGGGCTAATGATAATCATAAGTACAACTTTCTAAAAGCGTTCTCTAAAGAACCCTTCCATTCCCATTGGGACATTTTCAAATAAATATTCCATTGATCCAAATTGCCAAACCCTTTTTCAGCATGAGCAATAGCATGACCAGGCACAATGTCTGGATAACAAGAAAAGATCAAAGGATTCTTGATTTCAGGCAATATTTTGGAAAAGACAATGTGATCTCCTAAACCGCAGTTTAATACCACAATGGTGTGGTCTCTATATTGCATAAAATTGACAAAGATTTGCTCATCATGGATGTATAAGGATTCATCAGTCTCGCTCCTTATACCGCCATCAGGGTTCTTTAAATGCCATGTAATAGCATCAGGAACCACATAGAGCTTAAATCCTCTCTGGTGTAGCCCGTAGCTAAACAAAGTCTCTTCACGGTGCGCTACC